TTTGAGGTTGAACTATGATGGAGTTTTTTGTAATTGTTAGCAGCTTTTTAATGCTTTTGCTTAGCATTATGTTGGTGTTTGTATTTGACGACTTAGTGTTAAATAAACATTTTACCAAGAAAGTACATAAGCTACTAGGAGTCGACGAGTGAACCCACGAATTCGAGAACTGGCTGAACAGGCTGGGTTTATTCCGGGTATTATGGGTCTGAACCGATTCACTTACTTTGATCCAGAAAAATTCGCCGAGTTGATTGTGAGAGAATGTATGGATCTCTTGGAAGATTACACAACAGACGTCAACGTGGGTGGTATTCAATATAACGTATTGAGTGCCGATGAGACTTTGCAGAAACATTTCGGAGTTGAACGTGATTAGGTGGTACTGGCACAAGTTTATGCAGCATATTGGCTACAGAAAAGTCTGGTACTTTCCTACCCATCACATGTGTGGCCTAAGTAACTTTTGGCAGTGGGAGTATCGACCTGATCTGCCTAGTGGAGTATATAGGCGATGAATGGTAGTGAATACCATAAACGCTGGGCTATTATCTACTTATTGCTAGTAGCCCTAGCAGCTATATTTACCACGGTTATGCTAGCCATTTACCACATTAAGCTGTGGTTGTTATAAACACTAAAAATATCGACTTGAAATAGTCAACCCAACAGTGTATAATATTATTATTGATTGGGGGAATAGTACATGTCAATGATGACGCTAGAAGTTGAAGTTGGCAAGGGTTTGGTAGAACTAACTGGCAGTAACTGTAAATATTGGCAGGGCTATGGACTGCCAGATTATGAAGGCCCAATTAGCGGGCTACCACAAACTGTAATCGAAACACTCCTCCAACTAGGGGCAATTAAAAATATTCACTTGAAACAAGAGCTGCCGTAGTGTATAATATTATTATTGAGTGACAGTTTAGGGCGAACCAGGGCCAACCTTAGTCGGTTGGATAAGTTCTTAATCTGTGTTGAATGTACCCCTTAACACAGACCCCACTTTCAGCCTATTTGTATAACTGCTGATTTGACCCCATGCAGGTTGGTGGTTATACAAATGTGTTGAAATCTGTGGCCAACGTGCTTATGTAGCTGACCTGCTGCGGAACGGATACACATGGTGGAAGCTGCTAACCACCTTAAAGGAACCAGCCCCCTAGTTTGTTAACAGTTATAGGGGTTAACCAAAAGACCTGTTACCGTAGCATATACGTAGTTATGCGTTACTTACTACGAGAAGTAAGAACCAGTGGAGCCGATTCTGCCACAGTGCATGGCGGCCAACCACTACAGCCAGTAGCTCAAACGTGCTCAGAGCAAAGGTGTGCTAGAAATAAGCCCTCTAGCCTGGCTAACAATTCAAACACAGTGCAGAGTGAACATTAGCCTACAGCTAGCTGCCAGCAACTAAACAAGTGCGTTGCTAAGGTTTGAAGCCGATCTCTAAAGTTTAGGGTCGGGGTTTAGCAGTAACCTAAAACTGCTTGTGCCCTAATAGGGCCAGTGCGCCAACAATAAATGGCAAGGCCATAACCACAGAGCCTGGTTAGTCGCGTTTTTGTAAGCAAACATCCCTTCGGTGGGGAATGTAGGTGAAAACCCTACACGCGCTAGTTGCCCATCTTGGCTGGAACCCAAGACCTAAAGCAACTAAGAAGCCCAAAGCTTCGGGACATCAACTGCACCGACTTATGCTAACTCGCAACTAGCTAGGGTGTAGCAAAGATGCTAGTGGTCGTAGTAGCGCTACATAAAAGTAATCCACTTCCCTAACAAAACTTGTACAAGTCAAAAGCCCGCCTAGTGCGGGCTTTTGTTTATCTAGGACAAACATGGCAGACCTAAACGATCAACAACTAAAAGAACTCAATGACGACGTAAGTGAGTTTATCGACAAGCTAAAGATCCACTACCAGGATGACACACTAGCAATAGCAGCAGCACTAACCCAGTGGGGACTAAGGCTCTATAAGAGTGAACTGTCAACCCCAGAATTTGCCCAACTACTCATCTACACCATCGAAACTAACAGATACCTCTGACCCTAAACTGTAGAATGTGGAATAAAAATTTACACTTGCAAAACATACCAAACCTGTGATATAATCATATATAATTTAAAAAATTGTGATGTGTGTGTTAGCAGCCTAAGGCTAGACTAACTTGTGCTATCTCCTGGGGGTTCAGGGGTCCCGAGATGGATTGCAGCAAGTTAGGTGGGGCGTCTAGCGGCTTAGGGTCGCTGAACACACACAAGATGTGTAGTAAAAATTCGTTTATAAACTTTATATACATAAAAAATTTTGTACTTGAAAAAGTTTAAGTGAATTTTCCACCCCTTAGCCACTAGCAACTAGCAAAAACCCAAAACAAACCTATGATAATTCGCAAACAAGACATCTACACACTAGACATAGAACACTGGGCTGATCTCCCACAAGAAGAATTCTTAGCCCAGGTAGAAGGTGCAAACCTACACAACTACAGTACTTGGCTGTTACCACAACTGGTAGCACATTTTGGTCGTTGGCGATTGTATAGCTGTGGTAGGGAGACCATCACTAAAAATACACATAATTTACTAGACAGGGTATTTTACAGACTAACAAGAATTAGACGAAGTAGCCTTATTAAAAATCAGACTCAGCAACCAGAGTATGGTCAACTTACTCCACTAATCTTACTAGGATTTCGGCAAGCACAGGGCTACAGCTATGAACAATTTCGTGAGCTTGAGGGACTTAACTGGTTGCTAGAACCCCTGCTCTATGAGAGCCTAGTAGAACACCAACCACCACAGTTAAGTGTGGAAAGATTATTAGCTATTAGACAGCAGGGGTTAGTTTATCGTACTGGACCCAAAGCTGGTACAAGCAGAAACCCTGAGAGCACTTGGCAACTGTACAGCATAGCAGACACAGAGCTAGGCACCCAAACTAAATTGCTGCAGAGCATGCTGTGTCAAATTTGGCTGGCACACCCCAAGCACAGACGAGCGACCATGATCCTAGATCCACAGGACTGGGATGTGATGCCACAGCCACTAGTAGACGGTGTAGTATTAGCCAGTACAACTACCACGAAAAAATCTACGGTGGTTGGTGAACCAATGCCCTGGGATTAAACCACTAGCTACTAATCCGATAACAAAAAATTTATTACCGCCATAACGGTTTAGGGTCAAAATGAAATATACTAAAGAAATTACAGATACAATCGTCGAACAATATAAGCAGGGTGCCACAACCAAAGAAATAGCTGAAACTCTTGGAGTCGCTGACCGTAGTGTTATAGCTAAATTATCCAGCTTGGGTGTCTACAACAAGAAAAAATACCTCAATAAACAAGGCCAGGTGCCGATCAAGAAGTGGGAGCACATCGAACAATTAGCCCAAATATTGCAAGTAAACAGCGACCAGCTAGAATCGCTAGAAAAAGTGAATAAAAGTGTTTTAATCCTACTTGTACGCCGTTTAGGTGCCCAAACTTGACCCTAAACCGCGTTAATCTAGCTAAATTATACCCGCCCGTGGCAACACCGGCGGCTTTATTATTTTCTCTGGTTTAGGGTCAGAAAAAATTTACTTGACAGTTGTGTTGAGTGCGCACTATAATTATGGCGCAAGAGCACTAAAATTTTGGTTTTGACCCTAAATTGCCACATTTGGGTGCGGGCGGGATTTTGCCTGGGTTTGTAGGATTATTGCGGTTTAGGGTCAGAAATATTTACTTGACAATTGTAGAGGATTTGCACTATAATGTTGGCGCAGGACCACACTAATTTTTGCACTGTGTCGCTTTTGCACTGGCGCAGGGCCTATTTTAGGAGGTTTTGCACTAGCTTTTGCACTGGCGCAGCACACCCTGTGTGCTGGGTTATATAATTGATAACGTTATTGACCCTAAATCGTTGTAAGTTATAGAATTTGGTACAATTATGCTTTTTGGATGGTTATGAAAATTGTCCGACCGGCGGCGGCTTAGGGTCGATAGACGGTGGCATTTTTGCTTGACAGCACTGCAAATTTTATGGTAAAATTTGGCGCCAGATCGTTATGTTTTCTATAACAGTATAATAACCATAACCACACCCAATTACACCCAAAACCGGCCCGACAAACGGTTGATTGGAGCCGACGAGTGGCAGCGAAAACGCTTGACACCGCCGCAATTTTAATGGTAAAATTGGCGCCAGGTCGCTCTAAATTATATAATTTAGAGCGGTATGGTAAAAATAACGGCCCGCTTGGGGCCGTTATAGGTTCTAAATTTTACCCTGTTTTATTAATGCGGTTTCTGCTGCCTGCAATTCTAGAATTTGATCCGCCTTGCCGCTACAATTAGGATAGCTTAATCTATTTTCTAGATCATTAAAAAATTGTACAAGTTTTCTAAAATTGGGCGAAAATATACACCTTCAGGAATTGTAATCATTTTTATAACTCCTCTTAGTCTACTAGGTCATACTCGATAAGCGCATCAACGATATGCGCCGGAAGCTTTACAGTTTCTAGATCGTTCCAACGTTCAAGCGCAATAAGCTCGCCCATTTTGCGATCAAATTTATCATGGTTAGCACACCAAGCAAAGCTTACGTTATAAAATTTAGCATTGTTGTTGGCGATGGTAGGCTCACAAACCATGGTCATACCAGGTTCTAGATCGTTCGGTTTTTTAGTGTGAACGAATCCGCCCATATCGCGAAGCATTGCTTTAAGATTTTTGCGAACAAATTTTTGATTGCTATCAAGCATGGTATAACTCCTAGAATGTTGTAAGATTTATAGCGGGGCCGAAGCCCCTAAGATTTATAACGGCTTGCTATTAGCAAGTGCGTCGAAAATCGCCTTGAGAGCCGATTTATTGGCTTTGGTAAGCGATTCGATGTCGTTTTCCGACAAGCGCAAGATCGCGCCGATAGCATCGGCCGTTACATCTTTTTTAACGGGTTTTTCGCCCGTTTTGCTAACGTAGGTTTTGGCAACGTAAACCTTCTCGCGTGAAAGTTTCGCTACAATCGAACGAACGGTTTTACCCATAGCCGACGCAATTTGCTCGACGGCTACACCTGCCTGATAATCTGCTATAATTTTAGCAGTTTGCTCGGGCGTATAGTTAACGGCTTTTTCTGCCATGCTATAACTCCTAGAACTGTTGCAGATTCGACCCCATGTCCCCTGCAACAGAAACCATTATACACCTATCTGCCTGGCAGATTGTCGCCCTAGCGACAATTGGCCTACCATTCATCAGGTGGATGGGCGGCAACCCAACCCGACCAGCGGCAGACTGCATCCGACGAACGGCACCCCGCAGGGGTTGACACGGCCGCAAAATCTATGATATAATTATCATAGATTTTGGCGCCACCGCTCTAAATTCTATAACCTAGAGCGATATAGCAAAAAATATAGCGGCATGTGCCGCTATAGGTTTTATAACGTCCTCACAATTGGTTCGTTTTTATTTATATAATATTCGTGGGTTGCGCTTGGTGACAAGCCATACTCTAGCATCATTCGACGCCAGTCGGGGCCATGCCAAAAGTCGGTAGGGTCTTCGCCGTTAATTATATAATCTGCAACATGGATTAGCTCATGTGGTACGATTACGCAAAGCATCTCATGTTTATAACGGTTAAAGAATTTGCTAGAAAATTCTACCTCATGCACCTCGCAGTGTGCCAATCCCGCAGTGCGATACATACGGTTATTAATTCTAACCTTTGGAACGCTATGCTTTTTTAGTTGGGGCCACATTTCCTGCATCTGTGCCCAGTGCAGGGTTACAGCGGCCGTTACAACTTTTATCAACGAATCGGCCATAATTTATATCTCGCAATAATTGTTACAAGAAACAGATTAACAACGTAGTTTGCTATAAGAATCATATCACCCTTGGGCACGATATAGATTGTCATAAAAACCATACCAAACCACCACATTGCTACAAATCCTAGAGCTAGCCCGTCTGAGTTTTTATAACGATAGGATTCTAGGGCTTGGGGCAGGGCCGAAGCCCCAAGCAGTATAGAACCTAGAACGCCGAATGTATCAAACATTGTAATGATCCTTAACCTGAAATTTTTTCCAGTCGTAGGGTTCGATGCGATCGCGCCAACCTTTAGAACGTACAATTTTTTGTAGGATTGGAATCTCGAAATCGCGTGCATCCTCAAGCGCCGTGTGAGGTTCGGCAATCATGTTGCCCGTTACAAAACCTGCAACGGTCTCGGCATCGGTTTTGAATGTCATATTACCTTTATCGGTAGCATTATTGAAACGATGATTGTCGAGCACAAAACGCTTATACTTTTTGGAACGGCAGATGTTACCTACAGCGGCTTGCCAGAGGCAAAAGCGGCTAGTGAAACTATCTAGAACGATACCAGAATTAGCGCATTTGTTGGTATCAAAGGCGAGATTGTATGCTGTAAGAATTGGATCATAAGTACCGATACATTTATTGATCCAGTTATTTATAGCAGTTACCGACGCGAGCATACGCGTACCAGAATCTAGCATGTTCTGATAATTAGCACGACGACGCTCAAGGTTAGCATTAGACCAAAAACCGTTAGCATTTTTATCATGGAACAGTGTCATGGGGTCATAGAACTCACGAACTAGAACGCTACAACTATTGTAAATCTTGCCGTGACGATCACAAACCACAATGGCAAAATCCATAACGGTATCGTTAAGGGTCGTTTCAGTATCTAGAACAGCGAAGTATTGACGTTTCATAATTTATAACCTAGTTGTGTGACAGAAACCCATTATAGCACAAAATCCGCGCAAGTGTCAGTTTTCGCCGCCGCCCGTCAGCTAGAGCACGCCGCCAGTCCGACCGACTAGCGGTCGCTACCAGCCGACAAACGGTCGCTCCAGGCCTTGACACCACCGCAAAAATTATGGTATAATTTTTGGCGCCACCGATATAATTTTTATATCGGTGTGGTTTTTATAACGTGGAACATGGTTCCACGTGAAACCTAAACTTCTACGGTTGCCCAACCTACATATTCATCAGGCAAGCTGTTATAAGTTCTATAAAGGTCATCGTACATTCTAGCAAGCCAGATAGGATCGTTCCAATCTTTGAATGTTCCAAAACTTGGAACAACCGCATACATTTGCTCGTAGAGCGATATAAAATCAATCTGAAGTTGTGTAATAGTTTTCATATTAGTGTCCTTGTTTGCTTGGAATGTAAACGCCTTCGATACAAAAATAATCACAAACCGCTTTGAGATATTGGATGTTATCCTCATAGAAGGTTATATCCTCTATATCGAACATATCTCTATATTCTTCGATGATAGGCTTGAGCCCGTAAACCTTGAGAGTAGCACCCGACGAAACATCGCCTTCCGCTCTAGAAACTATATGATCGGGATCGCCTAACTTCGTGCTAATAAATGTAAGGTCAGCATCCCGCAAAATGCGGGCAGTAGCGATAATAACAATACAGTCGGGATCAGCGTTATCTTTTTTATATTGTTCTGCCAATGGTAACAAGCTGTCATCCATAGCGCGATGCTCATTCGCACGCCAGTAGCCAAGGTCGATACGCTCGCCATTGTTATCAAAAACAGTACGGTAGCGATGCAGTGAGCAAACAATTGTGCCGTCCATGTCATAGATTGCTATCCTTTTCATAATCTTGATCCTTGTTTGTTATTTAATTGTATTCTTAAAATACCAACCGGATTTAACTTCTTTTGATAGTGTACCCTTTTTTGTAAAATGTTGCTTTAAGAAGTCTGAAAATGAATGGTATTCGTAAATTTTCTCGATAATTTCCTCAATAGTTTTCCCGTTAACAATAGTATAACGATCGTCGCCTAGTCTAATTTCGGCTGTAATCATTTTGTGTTTCATCTTTTGCTCCTTTGCAGTTGTTTTGTCCATGTATTGAATTATACGCCTATCAGCCAGCAGTGCAAGTGCAAGAGTAGATTTAGCCTGCCGCTCACACCCCTACAGCCTGCCATACATCAGCCGACCAGTGGTCGATCCTACCCGACAAACGGCGGCCCTGGGGCTTGACACGGTTGCCAAAATTATAGTATAATTTTGGCGCGTCAGCGCTCTAAGTTCTATAACCTAGAGCAGTGTTTCACGTGAAACTGTATCGTGCTAAAAACCATATCATGCCCATAACGTACAGCCACAGCATCATCACAACAATGTTTCTATAATTCATATCGTTATAGTAGGGGCTTGCACCCCTACCCCTTGCTAGTCGGCAGATTGCCTGATAAAATCGCTAATCGCACGCAGTGCGCTCTTGTTAGCTTTCGTTAACGATTCTATATCGTTTTCTGAGAGCTTGAGAGCTGCGCCGATGAAGTCGGCGTGAACATCCTTTTTAATGGGAGTTTCACCGTTCTTGGTTTTATATTCTTTAGCGATATAAACCTTTTCACGGCTAAGTTTCGCTACAATTGAGCGAACAGTCCTGCCCATAGTTTGGGCAATTTGCTCAACGCTAACACCGGCCTGATAGTCGGCCACAATCTGCGCGGTTTGCGCAGGGCTATAATTAGGGGCTTTGGCTGTTGCCATTTTAGCTACTCCTGTTGTGTTGAAAGAAACTCTATTATAGACCAGTCTCAGGAAATAGCAAGCGCCGTTCGTCGGCTGATAAGCGGCAGAAAATTTATTAGAATTATAACAGAAATTGTAATAGATTATAGAATTTAGACAGGGCGGTTACTAGACTGTTATAGGTAATATACCGGTGGGGCCCTCCCACACGTGTACCTTATGAAAATTTTTTGAGAGCCCCAAGGTGCCAAATCTGACCCTAAACCGCAACATCTACCCTAAACCCTAAACCGCAACATCTGCCCTAAACCGTAATACCTACCTCAACCCACCCAAAAATTTTCAACTTGCCAATCAACTAGCACAAGTGCTATACTCATAAAAATTGGAGTAACCATGACTACACATCTACCAGCAGAAACCGTAAAAATCTCACCAGAGGCACTAGAAATAGCCAACTGCTATCTGCAAGTGCAAGACGCCCGCGAAGTAGCACATCAACTTGACATAGATCCTGAACTGGTAACAACCACACTAGCTCGTCGAGAAGTACGCAACTATATAGACCACGTATTCTTTGATACTGGATATAACAACCGATTTTTAATGCGGCGTGCAATGGATGCATTGATCAAGCAGAAGTTTGTGGAAATGGAGGAGTCGGGTGTTGGTAGCAGCAAGGACATTGCCGAACTCTTAGCCCTGTCACATAAAATGAGCATGGATTTGTTAGATCGTGAAATACAGCTGGAAAAGGCCAAGCAGGGTAGTAGTGGACCGCAACGTCAGGTTAACGTGCAAATTAATGAGGGTGATGGGTCGAAGTATGGTCAGCTTATACACAAATTGATTAGTGGTGAGGGTGTTTAATGTTAACTGTAAGTAGACCAGATGTTGATTGTGAGTCTATAGTGGAGTTTGAAGCTAGTCAGCGTTTTATTAAGCTGCCTATTGACAACTACCTTAGATTATTAGGCATCTATGAAACAATCAACCGCCCACAAGTTGCATTGATCAATAGTGTTAACGATCCTAAGTACAGATTTATCTGCGCTGCACTTGCCAGGCGATTGGGCAAAACCTATATAGCAAATATTATAGGTCAACTAGTTACACTAGTGCCTAATAGTAATGTATTAATTATATCACCCAACTATAATCTTAGCTCGATCTCGTTTGAGCTGCAGCGTAAGTTAATCAAGCATTTTGATCTTGAGGTTACCAGAGATAATCTTAAAGATAAAGTTATTGAACTGAGCAATGGATCGACAATACGCATGGGTTCGATCAGCACAGTTGATAGTACTGTTGGTCGCAGCTATGACTTAATAATATTTGACGAGGCTGCACTGTCGGATCGTGGTGAAGAAGCATTTAACGTACAGCTGCGCCCTACACTAGACCGTCCAGGTGCTAAAGCCATATTTATTAGTACGCCGCGTGGTCGTAACAACTGGTTTTCAAAGTTTTATAGTCGTGGATTTGATCCAGAGTTTAAGGAGTGGTGTAGTATACAAGCAGATTATACTGAAAATACACGTATGGCTGAGTCGGACGTGGAAGAGGCACGCAGATCGATGCCCAAAGCAGAGTTTGAGCAGGAGTATATGGCCAGCTTTACTAGCTACCTAGGACAAATTTATGAGGGTTTTAGATCTGAGTATGTTTTAGATGCGCTACCAGATATACGTGGCGAAGCAATAGCTGGACTTGATCCAGGTTATAAGGACGAAACAGCCTGGGTAAGTATTGTCTATGATTATAATACCGATTGCTTTTATTGTGTTGAAGATTATCTTGCCAGCGAGCGCACTACTGGCGAGCATAGCCAGCATTTTCATAGGATGATTGAACGCTGGGGTATAGAAACTGTATTTATTGATAGCGCAGCTGCACAATTTGCAGCTGATCTTGCCTATAACTACGATATAGCAACTACTCGTGCTAAAAAAGATGTACTGCCCGG